ACCGTCCAGGTCGCACGGCAGACACTGCCCACCGGTCAGGTTAATTAGGAGATCACGCAGTGGGACTGACAGCATTCTCAATCGGCCGGGACACTCAACTTGTAGTGATGGGCCCCAATGGACGAGTCGATATCAGCCATGTCACCGGCTTCGAAAGCCGACAGCTAACAAGTCCGGTTCGGATTAGCCGCCTTGATGGGACCCAGCTTGGCGCAGAGCTTCCGAAGGGGTGGGAGGGCAGTTTCGAGGTAGAGAGAGGGACCTCAGCACTAGATGACTTTATCTCTACCTTGGAGCAAGATTTCTACAGCGGCAGCGGTCCTCAACCCGGCACGATGTATCAGTACATCACCGAGACCGATAGCTCGGTTTCCACTTACCAATTTGACGGCGTGGTATTCAAGCTGGCTAGCGCCGGCACTTGGAAGGGAGACGCAAGTGTGAAGCAGAAGATGGAATTCTACGCGACCAGGAAGCGGCGCATCTGATGGGCCCCTCACAGACCATCATCCGTGAGGCGGTTCAAGTCTTATCGGCTGTTGACTGCAAAGGGCGCCGGCTGATGCTGCGGCGGCTGACAGCTCTCGATACGCTGAGGCTCTTCAAGGCCGCCGGTCCGGCACTTGCCCAAAACGAGCCCTGGCTTTCGATGGCAGGGCTGGTGTTCTCCGTCCTGGAAATCGACGGTGTACCTGTGCCGCCACCGGCAACCGAGTCGCAGATCGAGACCTTGATCGACCGTTTGGGCGAAGAGGGCCTGGCAGCCATCGCGGATACAGTCAAAGACGAGCAAGAAATTCCTGACGAGAAGTCCAATGTGGGAAACTCGCTCGGCACCCCGTCCTGATTGACTGCCTATACCTTACTAGGAACGGGGTGCCATTCGACGTCGCGTTCTCACTCTCCGCTACCGAAAGGGCAGCCTACGTAGTCGCCCTCGGCACTCTCGAAGGTCATACCTTTGATTGGTCGGCATTCGAATGGGAGCATCCTGCCATGAGTTCGAGATAATGGCCAACCCAGCCGAGACCATGGGGTCAGCACGTATGCCGAGGGTAGACGCCCAACGGATTAGCTGGTTCCTCAATCTGCAGCGGATCTTGCGATTTCCGAAGTGTTACATGGCTCCGGTAGCCGCCTCTCCCCTCAGTCGGGGGCCGGCGAAGCCTCGCTCTCAGACCATAATCCGGGCCATCCCTCCTCTCCAAAGCCACGACATCATTGAACGAATAGTTCGAATTGCCACAGGAGCGGTCTCGAACCTCAAGCGCGTGACCTCTCCAATGAATGCACCCGGGGGGTGGAAGGGCCCCCGTACCCCGACCATAACCGAGGCGGAACGACCTGTAGGTCGCTTAAGTTGGCAAGCCCCAAAGAGACTGCCGCGGGTTACCGTAGTCCCCCAGACCATCTTGAGGCGCGACAGAGCAGAGGTCGCAGTCCGAGAAACGCTCGTAGGATCTCGAAGGCGACATGGTCTAATTGGGCCTTTCGGCAACAGACCATCCGCATTCCGGAATTCGGTCTCTTTCGCACCCGCGACTGTTAGTTTTCCTACGCAAGGCAGATCAAATTGCCAACCTGATGGACGTCGAGGAACCAATACCGCTGAGATTCCCGAGGCGCTTCGGAGGCAGGATATCCCTCCGACGAATCAACAGCCTTTATTGACCCAAGGCTCCGGGATCCGGAATAAGTGGCTTTCGCCCAATCCCGATCTGACACCAGATGGCGATCGGCTCCGGAACAACGAACCCACTCTAGCAACGCTACATATTGACGGTTCCGCACTTGGACGATGGGCAGTACAATACTTGGAGCGTGCTTTGGGTAAACCTGCCACCGGCATGACCGGTGTCGATCCACGAGTGACGATACCCCGAAGCCGGGTTGCACCCTTTTGAACATTACCAATAAACGCATCAAACAGAACCAATTCTTGGAGCCACCTGAAACTTGCGGGACTCGCCAATTCAGATCGGATCAATCAGCCTTCAAGGCTTTGAAATCCCCACGTCAGTTCGCTTCGGAGGACGGCATAGACTAGCAGTCCATCATTTGTCAGGTGGCAATCGGATTGTAGAGCGCCTTGGACCAGACGATGGTGAAGTGGCGTTTCAAGGGACATGTTCGGGACCTGACGCCGAAGCACGGGTTCGCGCATTGGACGCCCTACGCCTGTCCGGTGCGATCGTCTGGTTGACGTGGGAGACATTCAGGCGGAGGGTGATCGTTAGCAACTTCGTGGCTGAGTATCACAGTCCGTGGTGGATTCCGTATAAGGTCAGCTGCGTCGTCACTCATCAACCCGGTGTGACAACGTCACAGACGCCGACCGTTTTAGCCTTGATATCGGCAGATCTCGGTAATGCCCTGTCCGCGGCTGCCGGTTCACCGATCTCCCTTGTGACGCTACAGACCGCTCTGTCCGCCACAAATGCAATGACAACGGGTACGTCAGACCAAACGCAGGCTGTTGCCGCGGTCGGGACCGCGCTAAACGCAATCAACACCCAGATTACTGTACAGTCCGCATTGATTGCCGCACCGCCTGCACCAAACTCCAGCTCTGGCAGTTTTAGCCTGGGGCTTCCCTCGTTGGTCAGTAACGCGGCACAATTGGCCGCGGCGGTCAACGTTAGGTCTTACGTTGGGCGGATCGGACTAAACTTGAATGGTTCAGGGGACTGACGTGCAGACTATTATCGTACTTGGTGGGAATCTCTTTGAAATCGCCGCCAATCAACTCGGCAGCGCACTGCAATGGATAAATATCGCACGAGCCAACGGTCTGACGGACCCCATGCTCTCGGGTCAGAATGAGATCATCATACCCCAATTCTCATCCACTTTCTCCGATGGAATCGGACCACAATAAATGCCCGGGCTGCAGTTTCGCAGATTAGAACTTCAGGTGACTGTGAACGGAAGCTTGGTCCAAGGTTTGCTTCAGGCGTCCATTGCGAGCACAAACTGCTTTTCGTCCGATTCCTACGCCCTTACGTTTGCTATGGGCCAGTTACCACTCGGAGATATATCGTTCTGGTCTAACTTATCATCCTCCTATGTCGAAGTCAGCGCAACAGCCGCGTCTGAACCAACGCCGCAGACTCTGATCAGTGGCATGGTTGACATGGTTCATATCGATCCCATACAAGGGATTGTTTCGATAGAGGGACGGGATCTGTCCTCCACGCTAATCGACTCCTATCGTCAGCAAGATTTTGTAAATCAGACAGCTTCCGAAGTGGCATCGACCCTCGCGTCCTATCATGGCCTTACGCCAGCGGTCACTGCGACAACCGGCAATGTCGGACGTTATTATGGCGATGGTTACACTCGACTGTCACTTGGGCAATTCTCACGCCTCCGTTCGGATTGGGATTTGCTGGTTCAGCTTGCCCGCGAAAATGGATTCGATGCTTTTGTGCAGAGTACTACGTTATTTTTTCAACCTGCCACCCCGTCGGTTAACTTACCAGTTCACATTGCCTTTAGCGATGTCAAGACAATACGGTTTGAACAAACTTTAAGCATAGCTTCCAAAGCCACTGCTCGAGTACAGTCCTGGAACTCCCAGAATATGGCGTCGTATGACAGCAACTCCGCCGGTGATGGCGCCGTTACGGCACAGACGGCATTCAAAGCAAGCAATCAGCCCTATCTCTTCTCGGCTTCAAACTTTACGTCGCAGCAGGTTACGGACTCCGCAGGACGGTATGCTGCTGAGTTGAACCGCCTTGGCATAGTCCTGCATGCCGAAATGCCATGGGATCTTGCGCTCTCGCCAAGAACAATCATCTTTATAGACGAGACAATTTCTCTTCTCGACACCGCCTACAAAATTGAAAGTGTTGAACGACATTTCAGCACGACGTCAGGGTCTAGTCAGACTATTCGCGCCGTACTCGCCTGATATCGACGCATCGAAGCCGAGATTTGGCTTGAACCCGAGGACACATGATCGATAGATTATCGAACGCGATAAAATCTCACGCTGCGGGTTTGGATCAAACAACCGGTCAGATAAAGTTCGGTACGATAACGTCAGTTAACTCCCAGAATGCAACTGCGCGCGTGCTTATCCAGCCTGACGGCGTTTTGTCTGGCTGGCTTCCGGTCTTATCGCAGTGGGTGGGAAAGGGATGGGGGATGGTGTGCCCCCCCAATCCCGGTGATCAGGTGCTTCTTGTTCCACAGGAGGGCGACATGGAGCAGGGCATCATTATTGGGCGGACTTATTCAAATTTACAAATGCCGCCGGTGGCGCCGGAGGGCGAGTTCTGGCTGATTCATCAAAGCGGAAGCTTTCTAAAGCTTTGCAATGACGGAACTATCCGTATCAGCGGAGACCTTCACGTGCAGGGCGACGTGTACGATCAGCACGGGGCTTTGTCGGGGCTGCGCGGCCACTACAACTCCCACACGCACTCAATATCGGCAAATGAAACAACGAGCTCACCGTCTCCTGTGGACTGACCAACATGTATGATATCTTTCTTAACTGGGGTAGTGACCTCGTTGTCGGTGCCGGCGGCGATCTGGCCCTTTCAACTGGCCCAGACACCATCAATCAGCGTGTCGTTCGCCGGCTGCTTACAAACTCGGGCGACTATCTCTGGAACCTGGACTACGGAGGCGGACTAGGCCAATTCGTTGGCACCCCTGCTAACCCGGCGGATGTCGAGGCGATCGTCAGGACACAGCTAGCTCTAGAGACCGCTGTGCCAACGGCACCAGAACCTCAGATCACTGCAAGTATTGCCAAAGCTGCCAATGGATACGTCGTTGCCACAATCACTTATGCCGATCCCTCCTCCACGACGCCGGTCCAGCTCAATGTCGCAACTGGTTGATGATTTGGCATGAACCTAAATCTCAAAGGATTTTCACAGCTTGTTGAGGACATGGGGGCCGCGTTGCAAAGCTCGGCCTCCAGCTTAATCGACGTATCGGTAGGCTCTGTCGTTCGAGCTATATTCGAGGCGAACGCATCTGTCGTTCTCTGGCTACAATGGCTTGTTCTTCAGGTTCTGGCATCCACTCGTGCCTCCACGTCTAACGGATCGGATCTAGACTCCTGGATGCTGGATTTCGGGCAGACCCGCCTGCCAGCATTGCAATCGACTGGGATCGTAACATTTTCCCGGTTCGTGAATAGTTTGTCTGCCACAATTCCAGCTGGAACACTGGTCAAGACAACAGACGGCTCATTGAGCTTCGCTGTCACCGGAGACCAATCTCTTTCGATCTGGCAGTCCTGCGCGGCAGCATATGTTTTGCCCAGCGGCGTAAGCTCGGCTGACGTACCGATAATATGCACGACTAGCGGGTCGGTTGGGAACGTCCTGTCCGGGACGGTTACCGTGATTGCAGCATCTCTGCCTGGTGTTGATCAAGTTAACAACCCTGATCCACTTTCAAATGGGGCTAACGCCGAGACCGACCGGGCATTTCGTCAGCGATTTCAAAGCTACTTGGCTAGCCGATCCCGTGCGACTCTTACCGCTGTGCAGAATGTAATCAACAACGTCCAACAAGCCCTAAACTTCGTTATACTAGAAAATACCATGCCGGGTGGAACCGCTCAAGCCGGTTCCTTCGTGGTCATCGTCGATGATGGGACTGGTTATCCTTCATCCAGTCTGCTCTCAGACGTTGCCACAGCCGTTGAGACGATGCGGCCGATCGGAACGACATTTGCCGTTATACATCCGCAGGTGCTCACCGCGAGTGTTACGCTGACGGCGACGCTGAGTTCCACTTCAGTCGCCGCTCTCATCGTTCCGATGATTCAGAATTACATTTTTGTCTATCTAAACACGCTACCCATCGGCAGCAGTGCCTCGGTCACCCGCGTGGCGCAAAATGCTTATCTGGCCGGCCCCGGTGTTCAGAATATAGCGGGCATACTGTTGAATGGGTCTTCGGCAGATATGGCACCGCCTGCGGGGACCGTAATCAAGGCCGGTCAGATCACGGTCGCAGTCAATGACGGGTGACCTCTCCGATTTCGTCTCTCGGCTTCGGGCGCTTCTTCCCAAGCGCTGGTTTGCCGAGCAAAGTCCGAACCTAGAGGCCCTGCTAGTTAGCATCGCGACTCCGTGGGTTTGGCTCTACAGCTTCATCACTTATGTGATCACTCAGACGCGGCTTGTCACCGCTACTGATGAATGGCTCGATCTGATAGCCATTGATTATTTCGGGTATCATCTCAGGCGGAAGACGAACGAGCCGGACTTTTCCTACAGAGGCCGCATCCAGGCGGCATTGCTCCAGGAGGCAGCGACTCGCTCCGCCGTTGCTGCCGGATTGGAAAATCTTACCGGGACGCAGCCGAACATTTTTGAACCCGCGAATTGCATGGACACCGGCTCCTATGGCGTCATGGCAGCGACTCCGAATATGCCGGGAACGGGAATGGCGTACGGACTGACTGGTGGCTGGGGAAGTCTGCGGCTGCCGCTGCAGTTCTTTGTCACGGTTACATGTCCAGCAACACCGGGCGTTGGCATGTTGGCGGGTTACGGAACGTCGGCCGGCGGATTCGGTGAGGGCACGATCTCTTATGTCGATCTTTCTCTTTTGCCGGGACATGTGACCGACGCCGACATTCAGGCGACCTTATTCAGCCTTCTTCCCGTCAATGCTGTGGCTTGGCTGCGGATCAATTAATCTCATCCAGGAATTGGTGAAAAGTACCTATGGATCGCAATATAGTTTATCCGGGCAGCATCCCGTTGGACACGGATCTTTTGTCGATAAACAGAAACGCCATGATCGGTCTAGGCTTTCTCGCTCAAGCCATGCTCGGCACGAAAGCAGTCGTGGACGGATTGGTGTGTCAGCCAACGAGCCCCGCATCCATGAGCATCGTTGTCGGCCCAGGCAGCATTACCCAGCTGTGTCCAATTGATACTTTGGCTTACGGATCCATTCCGGCGGATCCCACTGACTGGATCCTGAAAATGGGGATCAACATCGGTTCGACGACCTTTGCCTTGACCGCACCATCAAGCGTAGGACAGTCTATCAACTACCTTGTCGAGGCCGCGTTTCAGGAGGCTGACGGTGGGCCCGTCGTCCTGCCGTATTATAACGCCAGCAACCCGGCCCAATCGTATAGTGGGCCATCGAACTTAGGAACCCCGCAAAACACTGTGCGGACCCAAACGGTACAGTTACAACTCAAGGCGGGGCTTCCAGCCAATACAGGCAACCAAGCGACACCCGCGGCTGACAGTGGATGGATTGGGCTATATCAGATCACCGTTTCGTATGGACAGACCCAACTAACGGCAGGGAGCGTTGCTGTCATACCGACTGCGCCGTTTCTAACCTGGAAGTTGCCGTCGCTGCGGCCCGGATTTGCCTCTGGCGTGCTGAGCTTCACAAGCAGCGGCAATTTTGTGGTGCCGGCGGGGGTCACACAGGTCGAAGTCGAGACTTGGGGTGGTGGATCGGGCACCTTTGCCTCCGTTCCTGGACTGGCCAGCGGTGGCGGGTCTGGCGGCGGGTATGGCCGAAAACTTAT